ACTGCTGGCATCGTGCCTCCTGGTAGTTGATCGCCGCACCTTATCCCACCCTGATCGCCCCGTGGACTACCCCGGAAAGGAGGCCGCGTGACGTACCCCGAGACCATCGCTGACCGCCTCCGCCGCAAGGACGCAGAGCTGCGCGGCACGACCGCCGGCCTGCCCGAGTGGAGCCAGCTCCAGGACTCCGAGCGCGAGCGCTGGCTCCTGCTCGCGGACGAGGCGACCAGCGCAGTCCTGTCGGGCGCGCACGCCCGGCACCTGGCCGACCGCAACGCGATCCGGCCGAAGAGCGAGGCGTACGTCTGATGGCCAGACGCGCTTGCAAGGGCACGACGAAACGAGGCACGCCCTGTGGCGTGAACCCGCTGAACGCCGCAGCCGCCGCCCGCCGCGGCCTTCCGGAAGAGGATCAGGACTGGTGTGCCGCCCACCATCCGGATCTGACGGGAACCGACCGCTTCGGTTCTCCCGCGCAGGCGAAGGCCGCCGGCGAGCTGGGCGGACGGCCTGCGTTGCCGAAGCCGACGGATGTCGCGCGGCGCCTGGTGGAGGAGAACGTCGCGGCGATCTTGCGGCCGCACTTCAAGGCGCTGGGACTGCTGCTGCAAGACGACGGGACGGTCACGCCACTGGAGCGCGGTGCTGTGCTGACGGGCGAGTCGAAGGAAGGCGTCGTGAAGGCGTCGGACATCGAGGATCTCGCCGGGCAGATGGCGGCAGCGGAGAAGCTGCTGGATCGCGTGTACGGCCGGCCGAAGCAGGCGACGGAAATCTCCGGTCCCGAGGGCGGACCGATCACGACGTCGCTGATCACCGATCCGAGACTGGCTGCTGATGCTCGCGACCTCCTTCGCCGGGCCGCTTCAGCCGACGGGTGAGGAACGGCAGCTTCTCGCTCGCACGTCGCCGGCCGGCCTCGCGGTCGCGACGTCGAACGGGAAGTGGCGTCTCGCCCGGCACCTGGACCTGATCGACGAGTTGATCGTCGAGGCGGTAGCCGGCCGCGGTCCGCAGCGGCTCGTGGTCGAGGTCCCGCCACGTCACGGCAAGAGCGAGCTGATCTCGCACCGCACCCCGCCCTGGTACCTCGGCTGTTTCCCGGACCGGCAGGTGATGCTTGCCAGCTACGAGGCGACGTTTGCCGAGACGTGGGGCCGCAAGGGCCGCGACCTGCTCGAAGAGCACGGCCGGCGGTTGTACGGCGTGTCGGTCCGGCCGGACGCCCGCGCACAGGACCGCTGGTACACCAGCGAGGGCGGCGTGATGGGCGCGTCGGGCATCGGCGGCCGGTTCACAGGCATGGGCGCCGACCTGATGATCATCGACGACCCGATCAAGAACGCTGAGGAGGCGCGGTCGAAGACGATCCGCGCCAAGCACTGGGACTGGTGGCAGTCGACCGCCGTCACCCGCCTGCACCCTGGCGCCGTGGTGATCGTGCTGATGACCCGCTGGCACGAGGAGGACCTTGGCGGCATGCTGCTGGCTGAGGGCTCCGAGGACGGCGGCGAGCCGTTCCACGAGGTGCGGCTGCCCGCGATCGCAGAGGACGCCGACCCGCTCGGCCGCCAGCCCGGCGAGGCGCTGTGGCCCGAGCGCTACCCGCTCGAACTGCTCGAGCAGCGACGCCGCTCGGTCGGCTCCTACTGGTGGTCGGCGATGTTCCAGGGCCGCCCGTCACCTGAGGGCGGCGGCATGTTCCGCCGCGACTGGTTCCGCATCGTCGATGCGCTGCCGGCCGGCTCGGAGCACGGGATCCGGTGGGTGCGCCACTGGGACTTCGCCGCGACCGAAGCGTCGACCGGCAACGATCCCGACTGGGCGGTCGGCACGAGACTCGGCCTGCGGCCCGACGGCACCTACATCGTCGCCGACGTCCGCCGCACCCGCGCGACACCGCACGACGTCGAACGGCTCGTGCGACACACCGCCGAACTCGACGGCAGAGGCGTGCAGATCTGGCTCGAGCAAGAGCCGGGCAGCGCCGGCAAGATCGTGATCGACCACTACCAGCGCACCGTGCTCAACGGCTGGCCGGTCCGTGGCCGCCCCGAGTCCGGCTCGAAGGTGGTGCGCGCCGACCCGGTCTCGGCGCAGGCGGAGGCCGGCAACGTCTCCGTGCTGAGAGCCGCCTGGAACGAGGCGTGGTTCAGCGAGCTGGAGCAGTTCCCGCAGGGCGCGCACGACGACCAGGTCGACTCCTTCTCCGGCGCCTTCCACGACCTGCACCAGGCCGGCGCGGTCCAGACCGTCCAATACGCCGACTCGGCCGCCGGCGCCCCGGTTCGCCGCCGCGGCGATCTGATCCTCGAAGGCGAGCAGTACGTCGACCAACCCTAGGAGGGCTTGTGGCGATAGCAGACGTCGTCCGTAGCCTCCTCGGCAGAGCGGACCCCAGCAGCAGAGAGCAGCAGGACTTCCTGCGCGAAGCGGCCGACATGGGCGCCGAACGCACCGGCCGCTACCGGACCGCCGAAGACCTCTACGACGGCCGGCTCGCGCCGCCGCTCACGACCCGGCAGAGACAGTACCTCGACCGGATCGCGGGCTGGCCGGTCACCGAGAACTACATGGCCCCGGTCGTCGACAAGATGGCGTCCCGGCTGAGACTCGTCGCGTTCCGGGTCGAGGAGTCGCCCGACGCCGAGGCATACCTCAACGGACGCTTCTGGACGGCGAACAACCTCGACGACCTCCAGACGATCGTCCACAGCGAGGTGCCGAAGAAGGGCGACGGCTTCCTCCTCGGCGGCTTCGACAACGACCGCGACGTCGCCACCGTCCGATGGAACCGCCCCGAGATCTGCAAGATCGTCTACGACGAGGAGACCGGCGACGTCGTCTACGTCTCGAAGGTGTGGTCGACGTCGAGACGGTCCGCGTCGAACCCCACGGGGATGCCGATCAACCGGCTGAACGTCTACTTCCCGGACCGGATCGAGAAGTGGTTCACGGCCTCCAAGAACGACGACAGAGCCCAGTGGGCCCAGTTCTACGAGGCCGAGGGCGACGCGTGGCCGGAGGACTGGACACACAACGACGAGCCGCTCGGCGTGCTCGGCGTCCACTTCCGCAACAAGGCCGGCGACCGCGACTACGGCCGCTCTGAGCTGCGGCCGGCGGTGCCGTTCAAGCACGCGATCGACAAGTGGATCCTCGACCAGTTCGACGTGATGGACGAGCAGGGCGCGAAGCAGCGGTGGGCGTCCGGAGTCGACGACACCAGACAGCTCGTCGTCCGTCGCGGCCACTGGGTGACGTCGTCGAGAGCTGAGGCTCGCTTCGGCGCGATCGAGGCCGAGGATCCCGGCCCGCTCGGGGAGACGATCTACGAGACGTTGCAGCGGATGTCGGTCGCGACCGCGACCCCGTTCCACGACCTGATCAGAGGCACGCCGCCGACCGGCGAGGCGCTCAAGACCGCCTACATGGACCACGACGCCAAGTGCGAGGCGTTCACGATCAGAGCGAGAAGCTCATGGGTGACGGTCGCGCACAACGCGCTCAGAGCCGCTGACGCGTTCGGCAGCGAGAGCCCCGGCTACGACCCGTCGTGGACGATCACCGCCGAGTACGCGCCCGTCGCGCTCCGCGACGACCTGACCGAGTCCCAGGTCGCGATGGCCGACTACGAGCTGGGCGCGTCGAGAGCGACGCTGCTGCGCAGACGCGGCTACGACCCCGACGAGGAAGCGAGAGCCCGCGCGAAGGAGGACGAGGCGGCGATGAGACGCGCCCGCGAGATCGCGCCGCCCGCACCAGACGGCAGAGTCGTCAACCCCGACGACGCCTGACCTTTCATCACCTGGGGCGGTCACCCCGGGCCCGGCGGCGGCCACGCTCTCCCGCCGCCGGGCGACAGCTTCACGGCCCACCGGACGCGACGTCTACCGGGCCACGACCAAGGGAGGGATCCGGCGCGATGCTGGACACCACCGACCCGCTCCGCGTCGTCATCGACGGCGTCGAGCACTGGCAGTACCCCGACGGTCGCTCCCTGCCGATCATGGCCGGCGGCGACGGCACCGAAGGCGACGACGGAAGAGCCGGCGACGGCAGAACCACCGATGATGGCGCCGCTGCGACAGCGGACGCCGACAGAACGTCGGACGACGGCGGCACGGGCGACGAGAAGCTCGGCGACAGAGGCAAGGCGGCGCTCGACAAGGAGCGCCAGAAAGCCCGCGAGCTGGAGAAGCAGCTCAAGGCCGAGCAGAAGGCGCGCAAGGCGCTGGAGGACGAGAAGCTCTCCGAGACGGAGAGACTCAAGAAAGAGGCCGAGGAGGGGCAGTCGAAAGCCGCGACGGCGACCGACAAGCTCCGCAAGGCCAACCTCATCACCGCCCTCGCCGACCACGGCATCACCGGCGCCAACGCCAAGGCCGCCGCGAAGCTCCTCGACGCCGTCGAGTACGACGACGAGGACGAGCCCACCAACCTCGAGGACGCGATCAGAGCGGCCACCGAGGAGTACGGGCCGGCCCTGTTCAAGGGCGCCAGACGGAGAGCGCCGGCCACCGACGGCGGCGCTGGCGGCAGCGGGTCCGGTGACGGGCCGTCGTTGACCGCCGAGCAGCAGCAGATGGCTCGCGCGTTCGGCATGTCCGACGAGGAGTACGCGAGACACATGAAGCCGTAGGAGGCCGCTCGTGGCCCTCCCGGCACCGATCGAATAGGAGGGCCACGAGATGGCCGGCTTCCAGTTCCGGTACCGCCTCTGCGGGGCGATGCCGACGATCCAGGACATCCTCTTCAAGGACACGGAGACGCTCACCAAGGGCGACTTCGCGAACCTGGAGAGCGGCGAGATCGACCTCGCCGCCACCGCAGACGCGAACCTGCTCGGCGCGATCTACGAGACGCAGGCGGGCACCGACTCGACGACGCGCGCCCGGGTCATCACCGACGACGACGCCGTCTACGCCGTCGAGGACGCCAACGCCCGCAAGATCGGCGACGTGCTCGACATCAGAGGCGCCACCGGCGCCCAGGGCGTGACGTCGGCGACGAACAGAGAGTTCATCGTCGTCGCCGAGTCCAGCGCGACGCAGAAGACGCTGGTGCGCGTCAACACCGGCAAGCACTTCCTCAACAAGGCCCAGTAGGAGGCCACCGCTATGACGATGATCTCCGAGAACTGGGGCGAGCTTCTCGCGCCCGGCCTGCGGAAGGTGTTCCAGTCCCGCATGCGGGAGCTGGACGAGCTGTTCAAGGGCAGACAGATCTTCCCGCAGGACAGCACCGCCCGGGCGTACGAGGACTACCTCGGCGTGGGCGGCATCGACTCCGACATGTGGAACGAGTTCGAGAGAACCGGCCGCACCTCGTACGGCGAGTCGGAGCTGGGCTGGAGAACGCGCCTGGAGCCCCGCGAGTTCACGGGCGGCATCCAGATCCGCCGCAAGCTGATCGAGGACAACCTCTACACCCAGGCCGGCCTCCCGAACAACGTCACGGGGAGAGCGTCGCAGCTCGCGACATCGCTCGCGGTCCACCACGAGCGGTCGGCGGCGGCGCTGTTCAACAACGCGTTCACCGACTCCGGCCTCGACGACGAGGGCTTCCCGATCGCCGGCGCCGATGGCGTTGGCCTGTGCTCTACGGCGCACAGAGCGTCGCCGACGAACAGCACCACCCAGAGCAACGAGGGCGTGCTCGCGCTCACGTCCGAGAACGTCCGTGCAACGCGTCTCGCGATGCGCAAGCTCAAGGACGACAGAGGCAACCCGGTGTCGATGAAGCCCGACACGCTGCTCGTGCCGGTCGACCTCGAGGACCAGGCGCTGAAGATCGTCCGCACTGCGCAGGAGGTGGGGTCGGCGAACAACGACGTCAACCTCAACTTCAGCCAGGGCTGGAACGTCATCTCGTGGGACTACCTGGCCGACGCGAACGCGTGGTTCATGATCGACAGCGTCCTCAAGAACGACCACCTCGTCTGGCTGACCCGCAACGCCCCCGAGTTCCACGGCGGCAAGCTCGACGAGAGCACCATGATCGCGTCGTTCACCGGCTACAGCCGGTACAGCCGCGGCTTCGACGCCTGGCAGTGGATCTACGGCAACAACCCGTCCTGATGACCCACGCCTCCGCCCGCTCGGCCGCCCGTCAGGGGACGGCGGCCGAGCGGTACGAGCGCCGCATGCCCGGCACCGGCGTGCCGGAGGCGCAGAAGCAGGAACGGCAGGAGCGGCACGAGTTCAAGCAGGAGCGGCGCGAGCATCGCCGCACCGGCCGCAACCGGGGGATCGTCGTGCCCGCCGACGCGTGGGACCGCATCTTCGGACCGAAGGAGACGACGGCGACATGACCGACCAGAAGACCTACAGCGAGGACGAGCTGAACGCCCTGTCGGCTGACGACGTCGAGAAGCTCGCCAGCGACCTCGGCGTCGAGCCCGAGACCGGCTCCGGCGTGACCGGGAACGTCCTGAAGCCCGACCGGGTCGCAGCGATCCTCGCCGCGCAGCGGACCGAAGGAGACGACGGCGACACCGGCACCGTCCAGCAGGGCGATGGCCGCGAGAAGACCGCCATCGAAGCGGCGCCCGACGGCACCGAGACGGCCCTTACGGTCGACGCCGCCGCTGGCGAGCACGTCGAGATCCGCAGAACGAGCGAGCGCGCCTGGTGGTGCCCGATCTGCGACTACTCCCACCCGCACGGCGTCACGCTCTGCACCGGCTGCGGCGCCGAGCGCAACGGCGACGAGGTGATCGCACATGGCGATCAGTGACGGCCGCAGAGTCGTCACGACGGCCGGCAGAAGAGTCCAGCTGTCGACGGCCTCGGCTGCGGGCGGCCGGGTGACGATCGCGGCCGAGCCCGACAACACCGGCGTCGTCGTCGTCGGCGGCGCCACCGTCGTCGCTGCGGCCGCGACCCGGCAGGGCATCCCGCTGCACGCCTCGCCCGCCACGGGCGAGACCCGCGTGTCGTTCTACGCCGACGACCTCTCGACCGTCTACATCGACGCCGAGAGAGACGGCGACGGCGTCACCTACCTGGTCGAGGGCTGACCGATGGCCGACGTGGTGTTCAACGGCGTCAAGGGCAGAGTCAAGTACTACTGCGAGCTGCCGGCCGCCAACGACGCGCTGATCCTGGTGCCGCTGGAGGCGTCAGGCCTGGAGGCCGACGCGACCCTCGTCGACTACGACGACCTCGCGACCCTCATCGCCGGCTCGAGCAACGAGCAGACGACGCTGGGCCGCAAGACGATCACGGCCGTGACGGTGACGGTCGACGACACAAACGACCGTCTCGACATCGACATCGCCGACCAGACCTACACGGCCAGTGCCGGCAACAGAGTCGGGGCGGTGCTCGTCTGCTACGACCCCGACACGACCGGCGGCACCGACTCCAGCATCATCCCGCTGACCAAGCACGACGCCGTGTTCACCCCGGACGGCACCGACGTCACGATCAGAATCCCGGCCGACAGCTTCTACCGCGCCACGTAGCCGATGGCGGTCGCGTACCTCGGCGGACAGGGCACCGGCGCAGGATCCGGCACCTCACTCTCCTGCGCCCGCCCCGCGGCGGCCGTCACCGGCTGCTGCCTGGTGATGGGCGTCTACCTGGAGAACGCGGCCGTGACGCTCGCCGCGCCGGCCGGCTGGACGCTCGTGCAGACCATCAGAGAGGACTCGTCTCAGCTGGTCGTGTGGGCCCGGATCGATGACGGCTCCGCCGGGCCGTTCGCGATCACCTGGGGCGGCGCGACCGCCTACCGCGACGGGTGGGTGCACGCGCTCTCCGGAGCGGACGCGACGACGCCCGTCAACGCTTCGTCCGGCCAGTCGCAGAGAGCGTCGAGATCGATGACGGCGCCGTCGTTGACGTCGAGCGTCGCCAACTGCGCGCTGGTCTTCCTCGGCGCACCGAACGGCGCACCGGGCGGCGTCACGCCGCCCAGTGGCTTCACCGAGCGGGCCGAGCGTGCCGGCATGTACGCCGCCGACCTGCTCGACATGGGCGCCGCCGGCGCGTCCGGTGCGAAGACCGCGACGCTGGGCAACGCGATCGACTCATGCGCCGTCCTCGTCGCCGTCGCTCCCGTTTCGACCGTGACCACCGTCAGCGTCGGCCGTGTGTCCGAGAGCGACACGGCCCGCGCCCTCGCGCCCGCCAAGGTGCTCGGCGTCGGCCGCGCCGGCGAGAGCGATGCGGCTCGGACGCTCGCGATCGGCAAGACGGTCGCGCTCAGACGCGCCGTCGACAGCGGCCTCGCGCGCGCCGTCGCGCTGTCGAAGACCGCCATGATCGGCCGTGCGGCGAGCATCGATACCGGTCGGGCGCTGATCATCGGCAAGACGGTCAGCGTCGGCCGTGCCGGCGAGGTGGGCGCTGCTCGCGGGCTGACCGTCTCGATCGACCTGAGACCGACAGACCTGCCGACGGCGGTCACGATCGCGCCGACCGCCTCGACGACGCTGCCGCAGACGCTCGCCTCGACGGTGACGCTTGAGGTGCCGCAGACCTTCACCACCCTCGATGCAGGAGCGCGCGAGGTGACGCTCGATGGCTGACCCGAACTTCCCCAGAGGCGACACGACCCCGCCGCTGCGCATGTGCATCAGAGACCAGGCCGGCCTCGTCGACCTCACGGCCGCCAGCAGAGTGACGCTGTACGCCGTCAGCGCCAGCGACGTCATCACCGGCGCCGTCACGCCGATCGACCCGCCCGAGCCTGACGCCGCCGACCCCACGGTCCTCTACAACGCGCTCTACGACTGGCAGGCCGGCGACACCGACGCTCCAGGCGAGTACAGATGCCAGGTCGAGGCCGTGTTCGCCGGCGAGACGATCACCTACCCCAACGGGCAGGACGGCCAGGCCGCCTGGTTCACGTTCTTCGTCGTCGACCGGGTCGCCTCGGCGGCCGACGTGGGGCCGTGATGGCGCTCCGCCCGCGCAGAACGACCCCGGCCGCTCCGCCACCGCCACCGCCGCCCGCGCCGAGAGCGGGGGAGGCGACCTACGGCGTCCCGCAGACCGCGACCTACGAGGAGGCCGGCAGTGGCGATGGCACCGCGTGACCGGCTCCGGTTCGAGCTGGGCGACACCGACACGAGACTGCCGCTGTTCTCCGACGCCGAGCTCGACGAGCTGCTGACCGAGAACGACGGCGAGATCCTGCTCGCCGCTGCTGCGGCCTGCGAGATCATGGCGACCCGCACCGCGGGCGACTTCGACTTCGACTCGCTCGACCAGAAGAGCTTCAAGCGGTCGAAGGTCAGCGCGGCGTGGTCGGCCCGCGCCGAGGCGCTCCGTGAGCGTCATGCCGCGGCTACCCGCGGTGGCGGGCTGAACGTCGTCGCCGTCGAACGCGCCGACAGCTACAGCGACGAGGCCGAAGGGCTCGACGCGACCGGGCATGTGCGCGCCGGCTGGTGGAACCCCGACGAGGGGCCGGTCTGATGCCGCTGATCTCCGCCCGCGACATCGCCCGCATGAACGGCACGCTGGCACAGCTGTCGAACGCGACGATCATCGAGATCGCCGGCCCGGCCAGACTCGACTCGGCCGGCGACCCCGTCGGAGACCCGGTCGTGCTGTGGGAGGGGGAGGCGCGCGGCTTCCTCCAGCGCGAGGAGAAGGCCGTCACCACGAACGGCGTCGAGACGATCGAAGACGTCGACACGCTCCGCGTCTTCGAAGCCGAGGGCATGCCGACCACGATCGTCGCCGGCGCCGACTGGGACGCCTACACGGTCGTGATCGTCGACCGGCGGCCCGCGGTCGACGTGACGCTGCGGTGGACGGTCCGCGGCATGTCCTGGGACCACGACGGCACGCTCGACTCGCTGCTGCTCGAACTCGACGCGGAGGTCGCGGCCTGATGGCCACCCGTCGCCGTCGTCCCGCCGGCCTTCCCTACGAGAGACGACTTCGTCAGCTCGACGACATCTACGCCTCGGCGCAAGAGACGCTCGCGGCCCGCGTCGAGGCGGCGTTGCGATCCGGCGACCTCTACGATCAGCGGCGCTGGCGCTCGCAGCTCGCAGCGGCCGTAGCGGTCCTGGACCAGCTCGACGCCCAGGTGCTGCCCCAGGCGCGCCTCTTGGTCGCAGAGGCGTACCGGAACGGCTCTGAACGGGCGCTGGCGCAGATCCGCGGCCTGCGGGTCGAGCTGCCGGAGATCCCCGGCGCGTTCACCGGCGTCTCGGCCGACGCGGTCGAGCAGCTCGAGCGGGCGATCGTCGACCGGCTCGACGTCGCCCACCGCACGATCGGCCGGCAGGTCGCCGACGTCTACCGCCGCGAGCAGCTCGCCGCCGCGATGCGCGCCACGCTCGGCGCGACAGGATCACCGCGCGCCGCCGCCGCCGACCTGGCCGCACGACTGCGACAGGACCGGCTCGTCGCCGAGCTGGTGCGTGACGGGGGCGTCGGCTTCATCGACCGATCCGGCCGCCGCTGGCAGCTCGACTCCTACGCCCGCATGGCCACCCGGACCGTGACGCGCGAGGCCGCCGTCCAGGGATCGATGGCGCGGATGGTCTCGCACGGGATCGCGCTCGCCCGCGTCTCCACCCACGCGTCAGCGTGCGACGTCTGCAAGCCGATGGAGAGCCGGCTGATCTCGCTCGACGGCGCCGTC